CTAAATTCCAACATTAAATCGCCAACAACGGCTGGATCAAGGTTGTTAATGTCATCCATTGCGGCAGTACGGATTGGCAACTGCGCTGTAATGGCTTGTAAAGGTAATTGCCAGAATGATGTAGCAATGTTTGGAGTACCAGTATTCACATTAACTGGATAACCCCAGGGATTTGTAGGATTGGTTGCGTTACCCGTTTTAACAACAAACGCTTCATTAGAACCAATCGTAGTAATTTCTCGGCTTGCCATACGCAATGGGTTAGCCATACGCAATGATGCAAACGCATCATCATAAATAACACGACCACCAACCCCAGAACCCGAACCAGTAAGGGCTGATGCTTCTTTTAAGTTTACCTTTACCGAATCACCGTTTTTATCGGTAAGTGCGGATTTGATTGCTTCTAGGATTAGTTCATTTTTCATATATAGTCCAAAAGATTAGGGTGGGGGCGGCTTTTGACCGCCCCGCCTTTACTACATTATTACGCTGTTGCTGTTCCAGTAGAACGGTAAGCGATGATAGCAAGTGGGTCTACATTTGATGTAGCCAAACGCTTCTCACCGAAGAAGGTGATGTAACCAGGCAATGTCTGGTCATATCTACGCAATACCATATTCAAACGATCAACAATGGTGTGGCCACGCTGGAAATCACCAAAATACATTGGGAATAAATTAGCGGCTGTATTACCAGAGAATTCGCTTGGATTGTCTACATATTTATTAACTACAACATCAAAGCCAAGCATACGGCCTACGATGCCATCAGCATCGCCTGGGTGCATCCGTTCAAAAATTGGTGTGCCGTTAGCATCTTTCAAGCCACGAATTTGTGCCAAGAAAATTGGGTTTACCAAGAATTTAGCGGTTGGAGTCCAGTATTGTTGTGGCAGATTGTAGATGAAGTTAATGATGTCTTGATAAGTTACATTAGCCGCACCAACAACATTGCCGTTAGTAGTAATCTGGTCATAAACAGCCAAGCTGTTCAAACCGTTGCTAGTAGCAACACCAGAAGTACCGAAAGCACCAACAGTAATTGTACCGCCAGTATAAGTGCCATTAGCACCATAGTTAGCGTATTGATTCAAACCACGCAAACCTTGTGTTCCACCGTATGTATTTGGGGAATCGGTTTGATCGTTGTTCTTAATCATGGACAAGCCTTCTTGCTGGCTAAATTCCATCAACATATCATCAACCACATTGGCTTCTAAACCATCGATGTCATCAAGAGCCGCAGTACGGATTGGGAACTGGACATTCAAATCTTGTAACACTAATTGCCAAATGTTAGTAGATTCAGTTGTTGGGTTTGGGCCACTTGAAGTGTTGTTATTGATTGGATAACCCCAGAAAGCACCAGCATTACCAGTTTTTGCACGGAACTGATAGGTAGAACCATCAGTTGTAACATTACGGGAAAGGCCACGCATAGGGTTAATCAAACGCAATGTGTGGAATACAGGATCATAGGCTGTACGACCACCGATGTTATAACCGCCACCAGTCAAAGATGAACTCTCGGTTAAGTATGCTTGATATTGTGATTCATCTTCAAACATCTTGAGTTCTTTTTCCATTGAACCTTTTTTAGCAAACTTTTTGAGTTGCTCACGAACCATACGGTTTACATCTTCTTTAACCGATTTGGCTGGCTTGATAATGGAAGGTGCTAAATTGATTTCTGAAACACGGGCTTCGATAGTAGCCAATTTTTCAGCCATTTCAGCTTTAACAGCTTCAACAGCCGCTACAGCTTCAGTTTTTACTTCTTGAATCTTAGATTCATTTGATGCTTCGATAGCATCTAATTTTTCAATGATTTGTTGGGACATGATTTTTCCTTATTTAATGCGCTTAGATAATGCTTTCAGCAAATCCCGTTCTTCTAATGCCTTTAGGATTGCATCGGCTTCGTTTACCACCGCTTCAAGATCGCCTTGTTGTGGGGCTTCCTTAATTTCAACCTGAACAGCATCACGCCCTTCAAGCATCTTTTTAAGGATTGAAGATGCGGTGGTCGCATCTTTACGGGACAACCCAGCTTCACGCAAGGTTTTCTCGATATTTCTTGGATTTGGATGCCCTTCAGCATCAAAATACTCTAGCTTTTGAATTTCTGCGGCTGGATTATTTGGGTACATAACCACAGACACTTCACGCAAACCGCCTTTGGTGATTTGGAAATAGGCTTCTTCGTCATCATCGTTATCGTCATCCATTGGGTTGCCATCGCAGTCTACATAACAGGCTTCGTCTGCATATGCACCAACTGATACGCCACCAAACAGATTTGGGGATGATTTAAGAACTTCGTAAAGATCAGAACCAGCAGAAGTGTTCATAAAAAGGTTGCCTTTTGCAACCATTCCATCTTTATCAAAATTAAATTCTGTCCATTGACCGACTGGCATACCCATGTCGTTATGGTTCAAAAACATTGGAAGGGGTTTGCCTTCGGATTTGAATTGTTCAGCCCATTCGGAAAAACCTTCTGGCTGGTAGTTAAATTTTCTACCGTCTGCGCCTTCCCGTGTTCCCCATGTAGTTACACGGGCTTGCATTGCACCGCTAGGAGTTTGGGATTCTTTGCCTGATTTTTCTAGGCTTAGTTGTGCTTCGCAAACTAGGGTTAGATTCTGATTCATTGATTATCCCATTCTTAATCGAAAGATTTATGTCGTATATTATATGGGATTTTTTAGATTTTACTGGTAGTTTAACACTATTAGTTTTAATCTGCGAATCAAGTTTTATCATGTTTTACCAATATTCATTTTCTTGGTTTGATTACCGCCACCGCCACCAGTATCTTGTGGTGAAGTTCCAGGTATGATTTTAGCAGTCTTGGTTGTTACTGGAATATCTGTTGATGATATTTTTTGCGTATTAACGCCTAATAATTCATCACCACCATCAATTTGAGCAATGTTTAAATATTGGCGGGCTTCGTTTGGTGTCAAAATGCCACCAGCAACGCCAGCATTAACAAAGTTCATTTGATCTAATGCCGCACCCTTCAAGAAATCCTTAGTATCAAAACGAATGGCAAGGTTTGGATAACCTTTTAATAATCCCATTTTAAATTTTTGCTCAATATTAATAATCATTGGGTACATTGTGGTTTTATAGAATTCATCCAACAATGTTTGAGTATTATTATATTTGCCCATTTCTAAACCTAGCAATTGTGCTGGTACACCAAATAGGGCGCATATGCGTTTAGTAGTTTGGTCTTTTAATTTGCTGGCTTCCGCATCTTGCAAAGTAAGCATATGAACAGGGGTGTAAGTCATGCCCTGATCTAGCAACATACCCTGACCAGGCTTGCTTAAATCGGTTGGTCGGCTACCAGTCATGCTTGACCATGCTTCTTTTAATCTGGCCGCAATTTCTTTAAACTTGGTATCTGGAATAACTTGAGTTGTGCTAAAAATTCCCGATGGTTTTGCACCGTTTTGCATGACATAGTTGGCATACAAATCAATGTCGGTATCAAGGGCCACTAATTCCGTTGCCAAAATACCTTTATTAAAACCAGCAGAACCTTGCCACGGGGCTTCCGTGCAATGGATTACTTGATAAGATGCCAATGGCTCATCTTTGTTAAATCCGTATGTTGGGGTCGATACCCGATAGGTTGGATAACGGGCTGGGCTGGCTTGAACCGTGATTAGCGTTGAATCAAGGTTATAAAGTTCAATTGGCGTTTGATTTGGGTCTTTTTGGTCTTTGCGATACAGCAATGTGAACACTTCACCAGCCAAACAATACCACATTACCCATTGATACCAAAACTCATATTGATTTTGAAAATTATTGGGCTGGGATAATAGGTTTAATACTTGTTTTGCTTTGGCTTTATCTCTTGTGCCAACATTAGTTGATTTCAAAGCATCTTCAAAATCACCATCATCTGTTTGGTATTTAATGCTGATAGAACATTGAGCCAATGCCCTGGCAATGATATTAACGCATGACATTACCGTGCTGTTTCGACTCAAAACCGACATATCCACAATACGGCCAGCATTGGTGGCCGATGCTGTGGTTACATACAGTAATTGGAAATTTGCGCCTTGCTGACCGCCTTGATTTTGTCTAAGAATCTGGTTGCCCAGCATTGTTTGACCAAATAAAGTGTTATTTTCACTTAAATTTGGCGTTTCACCATTGGGTAAGTTGTATTTATTCTTATTAAAAATGTCTAACATTCCCATGATTTCCTCGCAATTTCTAACGATTATATATCAAAAACTTCTGAAACCAAACGAATTTGATACATATGGATTATCTAATGAACAATGTGCGGCAATAATCATGGCAATGATGCCGTCTACTTTAGCTGATTTATCCGCTTCGTTTTTGCGAACCTTTATGTTGCCATTAACATCTTCATAAACTTCACAGTTACCCAATTGCCAGCCAACAAAAGGGTTGCCATTATGTTTAATCTGTTTATTCAATATTAACTTTTCAACATATTTGGAAGGATTATTCATTACCGCCATACCTTGCCCGACTTTTTTTACGGGGATTCCAGCATCGTGCAACCTGGCAACTAAGCTGGCCGCATTATAGGCATCGTAGCCAACTTCCTTAACATTATACTTTTCGCACTTTTGTATAATATATTCAGATATTTCCCGATCATCCATTACATTGCCTTCTGTCAATTTTAAAATTCCAGAATCAATGGCAACTAAGAAAATATCCTGATAATGTTTTGGGATTAGGGTAAACCCTTCTTCTGGCAAAAAGAATTGAAACTCTGCTTCGTAATCTAATTCGCCAAACCGTTTTAAAATGCAAACTGCGTTTAAGTCCCGTGTGGCGGCCAAGTCAAATCCCACGAAAACCGCTTCGGGCGTATCTTCTCTGGGTTCTGTAATACTTTGATCCCAATAATTTCTATCGATCCATGCGCTATTAGCACTTACATAGATGTTTAGGGTTTTGCAAAGAAACTCATTAAGTGCCGCTGGCTTATGCTTGGCTTCTTCTGCCCTTTGTGCAATGGCATCGTCAAACACGCTAATGCCGTGCATAGGGTTCGCTTTAGCCCAGCTTAGGGGATCAGTCCATTCGTCTTGCGGATCAAGCCCGTATAGCAAGCCAAACCATCTTGGGTTGTCGGTAGCTTCGCCATAAAGCATCGACTGATACATGGTCATATCTTCGTAAAACTTTGTGTCTTTAGTGAAACTGGCGGTTGTAATGTAGATTCGCAATGGGTTCTGTCTGGCTACCATACCAGAATGTAATACTTCAATAGAGTTGCGGTCTACGATCTGGGCGGCTTCGTCTACGATTACGCATGATGGATTTTTGCCATCGCCTGTCTTTTTGGTGTCCCGTGATAGGGCTTTAAACATCGATTGCGTATCGCCAGCTTTTTTTATCTCATACTTGCTGACCTCATATAACTGCGCTGACCAATCGGGCATTTGTTCAACAAACCCTTTGGCGGCATCAAACACGATGGTTGCCTGTTCACGGTTAGTAGCCAGGGTAAATACTTCTGCGCCCTTTTCGCCACATTGCAATTCGTATAGGGCTATGACTGCGGTTAATGTAGATTTTCCAGCTTTGCGGGGAATGTAAAGTATTACATCCGTTACCATGCGTTTGGTTAAATCCCTTTTGGATCGAAACCCATATATAGCGCAGATAAAAAATAGTTGAAACGGCTCTAGGCGTATCGGCTTTCCAGCATCAGGGCCTTTGGTATGAACAAGGGTTGATGCAAATTCCAATACATGATCGGGGAATCGTTCATCAAATACCCATTCCCATTCTTTGTTTTCGTATTGATTAATGAATCGCTGGCAAGCCAAACGCACATCACGGCAAACATTAATTTCGCCTTTAATAACATCCCGTGCATATATTATCCCGTCTTGCCAGTTCATTTTTTCTTTAGGGCAAGTTTGATTGAGTATTCCAATGCTTCCCAATCTGACCGTTGTAATACTACGGGTATCAATTCCTGACCCCGTTTTCTTTCGGCAAAAACATCCTCTAGCGTTTTGCTGACAACTTTAAAATCTTTTTGTCTTTTCTTTTCTTTGTTCATCGGGCAAGTGGGCCAGCCAAAAATCGTGCCGCTGGTGTATCTTCTTTTTTGTTAGTGTGTGCCAACCGACTTTTAGGGGTTAATCCCAACTCATTCATCAGTCGAACTATTTGAGTCAATGTCTTGTCCCTGATTGTAATATATGGATTCGGGCCAATTGTTTTGCCATCATTGAATTCAGAAATAATACCTTGTTCCGTAATACCTTTAGAACATTGAATATACAAATCCATCTGTTCTGCTAGCAAAGCCAAAGTATGTTGTTGCTGTTCATCGCCAATCCCGTAAACATCATACAAGTAATCGGATGTGTCTTGGATGAATTTTTGCTTGTCCCATGTATTAGGGTTGGACAACCAGTAGGCGTAGGGAATTCTTCTGCGGACATTTTCTGGTAAGGGAATTCCACTAGGGGATTTCCCTTCAACCAGGCGCAACTCTGTGGGAAGGTTTGGTCTGCTCATGGAAAGTATTATATACCCCCCTCGAAACTTTGTCTTTTGTAAGAAATTGGGTTCCGTGGTTGCTTTTTCGGAATCATCAAATATTTAAGTTTCAAGCCCCTACCGACCAAACGCATCCTTGGGTAGGGTTATTCGGGTCGTAGAGCCATGATCGACTTGTAGTCATCCATACGGTAGTCGATGATACCCTTATCGCTGTAGTGCCTGTATATGCCTTGCTGTTCTAGTGCTGTCTTACTACTATGACATTCGGGGCATAGGCTTTGCAGTATGTTGTAGTAGAACCCGTCTTGGCCAATCGCTGACCAAGCAAATAAGTGATCTATGTGGCTTGCCGTTTTAACGATCCCTATGCTTAGGCATGACTGGCACAACGGTTGCTTGCCAAGCTGTTGGATTCGCATGGTTCGCCATGTGGCGGTCTGGTACATTCCATTGCGTTCATCCCGATGTTCGCTTGGGGTTGTATGCCAGACATCACGCCCACCGTGTTCTATACAGTTAAGTGTATATTTTGATCTACAGTTCTTGCATCCAAGTTGTTGGCATTTAGTATTACTAGGTAAATACGGCATTAATAATCCTGTTCTGCCATATGACAAAATATTCCACATTCTATAGATTGTTCTGTTGGGTAATCACCAGCATCAATTGGTAATTCTGTAAGCCAAATGCGTTCATTCTTATATTTAAGAATTTTTGCACCAATCTTTTTTTCTATATTTGCCATTTTTTCAAATTGTTCAGGAAAATCATGGCGAATTTTATTCCAATACCCTAAACCGCCTTTTACACATCCAATGCAATTGTTGTTTTGATAGCCTAATATATACATTTTTGGCAATTCAATACCAGCACGATCAATCATGGCTAAACAATCAGCTTTTTTAAGCCCTTTATCTATCAAAATTGACCATAAATTAACATTGTTGTTGGCATCTATAAAACGATCAACACGATCCTGTTCTTCAACGGTATAACCAAAAACTTGCCTATCATTTGGTTTTTCAAACGCTTTACGCATATCTTTTTTAAGATGAACCGTACATGGTGCGCCACCAATACCAACAATATATTTGCGTTTTTCAAATACTTCGTAAATACTGCCGTTATATTTGGTGTTTTCTATAATAGTAATAGATTGCCCAAACCATTTTTCGCAATCTTTCATAAATCTAAGATTGTCTGGATGCTCTTCTTTTACATGGCAATAAACTACTTCAACTGGCGTTTTGCTTTCAGAAATGGCTAATTTAGTAGCCACAGCACTTGCCGCACCGCAACTAAACCAACAAATTGTTCTCATTTATTTTTTTTAATAACCAGGGTCTTGGAATATGTGAATTGGGTTGTTATCGATCCATACATCAATATCGATTCCCATTGCGGCCACAGCTTCCATTTTGGAATGGCCATCGGCAAATATACATTTATCTTCGCCAATCACTTGGCCAATAGAATCTAATAATTCTTTGTTTTCGTCTGGATCGGTGCTATGTGTTACGCAATAAACTTCGTCTTTACGCAAACGGCATAATTCAATAAATACATTCCAGAATTTTGGATCAACATTGTATGTGCCGTTGTAATCAAGGGCAAATGTCATTGCGCCTTTTTTCTTGCCTTCTTCTTTAAATCCGCTGGCATGGGCGGCAACTGCAATTTGCATGGCTTTAGATTTGGTCGCAAATGGGCCTTTTGATCCCCAATACCAACCATCTGATTTCTTAACTACTGGCATATTGATCCTTTGGCAGTTTTTTGTCGTGATAAGTGTAAAGCCATACTTGTTTTCTGCCTTTTGATGTGGAATCGATCAAATCACGGCTTAAATGTCGTGCTTTTCGCAAATAACACAATGCCATCGAAATTTCGTTAGGCTTTAGATCGGGATTGGCTAACCGAATGTCTTGTAGTGTTAGAGAAGCTGATTTTTCTACAAAAGTTTGTCTTACTTTGTTTGCCGCATTTGCCATGTCTTATCCTTTTTGATGATCTATTATACCTTTTTTGGTTTTCTTGGTAAATGGGCTTTGGCAAGTTTTGGCGGTGGCGTTGCAAAATAAGACTTTGGCATATGTGGATGAGCAGATTTAATTTTTTTAATGCCAGCCAAATGCAAATGATGGTGTATAGGCTCTTTCGGCTTATTAGCAATATGCTTAACACCATGTAGTTTTTCATGGTGCTGTAATGGCATTTTTTCAACATTTTTGATGTGTTTAGTAACTGGCCCATGAACATGAGTGTGTTTTAAACTTTTAGATGGTTTCTTGGGTTTCTTCGCCAGGCTCATCAATCATCCTTAATACCCGCAATGCGGATTCCACATTATCAACCCGAACTAACGGGCCACCAGTCCATCTGGCCAAAAAAGCCAATTGTGGCTTAGTGTGCAATGCCTTAGGTGTCGATTTTACTTCCATCAGGATAGTATGTTTATTTTGATAGCCCACAACCAAATCTGGGAATCCTTGACCAAGTTTGGAACAATCTACAACAACTGCGCCATGCTTTCGTAGTGCATCAACAATTTCTTGTTGGTTTTTGTCTGTGCGTTTTGCGTAACCCATTGATTTGTCTTAAATGTGCGTTATTATTATGCAAACTTTAACATAAAAGGTTGCCATGCGGATATTACTTCTGGATATAGAAACAAGCCCCAATGTAGCCCATGTTTGGGGTATTTGGCAACAAAATGTGGGGTTATCGCAATTGCTAGAATCATCATATACGCTATGTTATTCAGCAAAATGGCTTGGCGAAAAAGATGTGTATTTTGATTCTACATATCGCAATTCATCAAAAGAAATGTTGTTCAATATTCACGAAATGTTAGATCAAGCCGATGCAGTCGTGCATTACAACGGAACTAAGTTTGATATTCCTACATTGAACAAAGAATTTATTGTTCATAAGATGAAACCACCATCACCATATAAACAAATTGATTTATTACGAACCGTTAGATCACAGTTTAGGTTTCCTAGTAATAAATTAGATTATGTGGCTCAAAGATTAGGTTTAGGACAGAAAAAAGAGCATGAAGGCCATATTTTGTGGGTTAAATGTATGAATAATGACCCTAAAGCATGGAAGATCATGGAAGAATATAATGTGCAAGATGTAATGTTGCTTGAAAAGTTATATTACAGATTGTTGCCGTGGATCAAATCACCAATTAACCAAGCAATAACCAGCAATAGAATGTCTTGCCCTACTTGTGGTAAACCAGCATTGTTAAGTCGTGGTTTGACTTACACAACAACGGGAACATACCAAAGATATTCATGCAAGGCTTGTGGCTCTTGGAGTAAAGATCGGCAATCTTTAGTTAAACACGCAAAACTGACCCATTTATCGTGAAACTTACGCCTGAAATTTTACGCAATTTATACAGTACGCTGTATTGTGTGTACCCTTTTACAAAATGGAAATTGCCATTACCTGAAGAAATTGATTTTCAAGTTGATAAGCACGATAAAACAACTATGGGAACATATATGTATGACACGGGTGATGAATATGCACATACAATTACAATATCTGCCGCATTGTGCGGTCATATGATGACAGTTATTCGTGTGTTATGCCATGAATGTGTCCACATGAGTTTTCACCTTCAAAAGGGTGATAAATGGGCGCATCATTCTAAGCAATTTCGTACCAGGTGTTCTATGGTGGCGCATGAACTTGGCCTAGACCCCCTCGAGTTGTAATATCTGATTTACCATTTTTAGTAAATCTTGTTCATCAACACCAAATCGCTTTACAAAAGATTGTTTACCAGCATGAATTCCAGTATTGCCACGATGATGCTCTGGGCATAATGGAATAACTGGTGATAACTTTCGGGGAATATTGCCAGTACGAACATGATGCAATTCGGCTGGTGTATCTTCAAAACCTCTATGCCAACATAAGATACAGCCAAGCCGTGCAATTCTGTCGTTTTTAATGCGTTCTTTGTTTTTCAAGATGTAGTGCCAAATCTTCTAATTCTTGTGCAATATCTACAATGTCGCTAGATAACAGAACCGCATCAGATCGTTGATTTTTCAAAAAGGCATCGTGCAACTTACGGGTTAGGATGGCCATTTTAATCATTGGTTCAGCGTAATCTACGATCATATATTTCCTTTTCTGCGGTTTGCGCTTAATGTTTGAAACATTTCAGTAATGCGTATTTGAGTGTTCCGTGTGTTGGTCAAATTTTTAAACTCTTTTAAAGCATCTGCCCATTCTTCAATGGCCAATTTTGTTTTAGGATCAATTTCTGCTTTAGCCTGGCGTTCAGCAACTGTGCCTTCGGCCAGCAAAAACGCATGGGCTTTCGCTTGTTTAATCCGTTCTTCTGAAAGTTTGTAGTTATATTCTAACTCTGCATGAGTTTCATCGCTATCGGACAAGTATTCTAATGCTTGTCCAGCTTCTTTTTCTGTAATATTCATTTAATTTTTTTGCAAATTTCTGTCATAAATTTAATTAAACCATCTGGGCTATATTCTCTTTCATATTGCGTACATCTACGACCAGGTTGCCCAGTAATTCCACAAATAGTTTTCCACGGCTGCCCCCCCCTAATTGGTATTTGTGGTAAATCTTTTTGTTCAATTCCAACAATGTAAAGATGTGTCCATTTTCTAGCTACATGGCCAAAATGATATTGGTCAATTAATATAGTAAATCCACCATATTCATCAGCAAATTCACCTGGCATTGGCAAGGCTGCTTCTTTCCATAATCTGCTGCCTTGAGGGTGTTCTAAAATACCGCCATTTTTACGCACTTTTTCTAATGCAAACCAAGCCAAATCTTTTTCGTCTGGTCTGGGATTTGCCATATGACTTAAACGACCCCAGGCCCTACAAGGTGGATGTGCAATTACAGGATATTCACCGTTAAAATTTCTGGCATCACGGTCAATATCATATACATCATAACCTTCAAGTTGCTTATATCTACTATCTTGTCTTGCAAATAATACGCCAATCATTTTTTCCCCAAAAACTATTTTATTTTATATTTAAAAATAAACCTGTTTGTCCTATTGCATATCCAATCCATATGATTGCGTTTGCATATGCCCCCTTTTGCAACTGTAACAACCCAGTAATCAAATAGCCAACTCCTGTTGCGGCAACGATGTATTGTTCAACCATTCTGATGGCCTTCCTTGATTACCCAGTTTGAATTGCTCATAGTATAAATCCCAAACATGACTATCGAAGTTGGTTTTATCTATGTATTGCCTAAAAACTTTTAATCCCCACGCCCTACGCCAAATTATTAATTGCCTGACGGTGCATTGCACCCGATATTCGTTGTCTGAATTGCCCAAAGGTTTCACCGATTTGCGGTCTAAGTCCAAGTTCTTCGCCTTTTTTCAAAGTTAATTCATCTGTCGAATACCAGGGTAATTCGGGCTTTTTTATTTGCTTAGGTTGTAAATCAAGTTCATCTTCCCATCGTTCACCACGCAACCAAGTGGCTGGATAGGGAATGTAATCTATTTCTGTTTGCTTGATTTTCCAGAATTGCTTGTGCGTTTCAATGGCGCTAATTGCGGCACTTTTTTGTTCTTCTGTGAGCTTGCTAAACGCTTTTCTTGCATCCGCTTTCCCGACTTTTTTTGGATAACTGACCCAGAATTCCTCGAACATTCAATTGCTTCCTTCACGATTGCGGTGATTCCATATTGAATCAACATTTTTAACCCGTCATCATCATAATCTATCATGATGTCGGCTGACCCATCGGGGTTTTCAAAAAGGGTAGTTATTTGTATTTTCATTTTTATTGGTTTTGAATACTTGGCCAGCAAGCATATTGGTCAATTCACGATTAGCGGCAATTTCCTTACGCAAAAAATCGGTTTGTTTTTTAAGAAGTTTAATTTCCTCTTCGGCTTTGCTTAGTAGATCAACCAGCATTTCTTCTCTTGTCATATTTATTCCTATAGCAGTAGTAAGTTACTAGGATTAAAACACCTTCCAAGCGGTTTGAGCAAACCTAGCCTACCTAGATTTGCCTTTAAATGTTATCCATTGCGGAATCGCATCCCTCGCCAGTCATTCGATGCAACGGCACTAGCTTCGCCACCGTTATTGCGCTATTTCAGCATCTTCCCTCTAGTAACGCTTGTATTTTGACCGCTACGATGTCGTTAGAGCCGCCAGTCAAAACCTACCACCCCCAAAATATACCATAAAAAATAATTGCACAAGTATTAGAAATAGTTTAATATATTATTATCCATTAAACAAAGGGGGTCATATGGATGAATTTGAACAAAAGCTGGAAGAAGCATTGACAAACATGGAGTTTGATTGTCTAACGAGTGAAGATATTGAGATCATCAGACACGCTTGCGGAAAACCTAGATCGCATAAAGCGGAATCTGCGCTTCACAACATCTTCGAAGATTTTGCAACTATTTTTGGGGGAAATAATGGATCAAAGTGAAAACATTGGCCAATTGGCTTTAGCGTTATCAAAAGTTCAGGGGAAACTTACTCATGCTAAAAAAGATAGTAAAAATCCGTTTTTTAAAAGTACCTATGCCGATCTTGGGTCTGTGCTGGATAGTTGCCGCAGTTTATTGGCAGAACACGAACTTGCAATTATGCAATTCCCTGGCCAATGCTTTGCGGATAATGAACTCATGCACATGACATTGACAACGGTTCTTAGTCATAGTTCTGGCGAATGGATCAAGCAGTCTATGTCAATGCCTTTAACTAAGGCCGATCCCCAGGGGGCGGGGTCATGCTTAACTTACATGAGAAGGTATGCACTATCAGCGGTGCTTGCTATATACGCTGATGGATCAGATGACGATGGTAATGCCGCATCTGTCCCAGTTGCAAACAAACGCATTACGATTAACGAAATTGAATAAAGGATAAAACATGGCTTTTGAATTAAAAGAAAATAACGGCAATTTGTTTAAGAATCTGAAAAAGACTAAAGACACATCGCCAGATTACACGGGCAGTATCAAACTGAATGGCCATGAACATTGGCTTTCAGCTTGGGTGAAAGAGGGCCAAAAGGGTAAATTTATTTCGGTATCAGTTGGCGAAGTAAAGCAACCGATTGGCTTTAAAGAAGCTGGTAGTGATGAACTACCAAAACCATCAATAGTGGATGACGATTTACCGTTCTGAAAGGGGACAAAATGATTAGCCAAATTAATGATGTAATTAACCAGCAAACTGAAGTTAAGTTTAACTATGAATATGGCGTTGATGAGGAAAAGCAACTTATTGCCATGACAAGAGAAGGATTGATTAGCGTCATTAACACGGCTATATCCGCTTGTGCGGATCGTGTTAGCGATCCAATCTTGCGTAACGAAATACTTTCAATGCAATCTTAATTTTAATTCGGGGGAAAGATGCTAGTAAAAACGCATGATGCGGAATCTGGCCATTGGTATCAGATCGATGGAACGCCAGCTTATCGCATAATTGGAAAAAACGGCAAAGAACGCAATACTACGGTTCGTGATGCTAGGGAAATGGGCCTACTTGTTTCCACCACAACGGTAATTAGTCAAATTGCTAAACCAGGATTGGAAATCTGGAAACAGCAAAATGTATTACTTGCCGCTTTAACTTTGCCTAAACAAGAAAACGAATCTGAATCAGATTGGCTTACCCGTGTAATGCAAGATTCCAGAGAAACTGGGAAACAGGCCGCTGAACGGGGAACATACATTCACGGCATCATAGAATCGTTTATGGAAGGCGTTTATCTTCCAGAAGTGCCAGCATATTGCCATGAAGTAGATAAAGCCCTAAAAGCCCGTTTTGGCAACATTAAATTTAATTCTGAACGCAGTTTTGGTTCGCCATTGGGCTTTGGTGGCAAAGTGGATTTATCAGCGGTTGCCGATGATATAACAGGCTTCCCTGGTGCGGTCTGCGATGTTAAAACAACCGAAAAAGATTTGACCGATATTAAGCATACATTTGAACACGCCATGCAATTGGCCAGTTATCGCAATGGTCTTGGTATACCCGATGCAGATTGCGCCATCATATATGTAAATGCGCTGACAAATCAGGTTAAACTTATAGAAATACCTCAGGCAGAATTAAGTTCCGCATGGGATTGCTTTACCCATTTGTTGCAGTTTTTTAAAATTCGCAACAAACTTTAACTTCGGTGGGGCTGTCTGGATTCCCCCGATCCTTCACGGGATAGTCCCACCACCTCATATGGCCGAAAGTGTAAAGAAACGAGTAGGCCACCCTTTTATGTTGCATAAATTACACAATTTATTCAATTATTTTTCATTTTCTTGACCTAGATCAATAATACTTCTCAAAATATGCCTAAAATGGAATCATTCCATCGGGGGATGGTATTTAAAAAGGATAGTAAAAAATGAACAATCAAGAGATCAAAATGTTTGGTACAACCACAGATAGCTTAGAGGGTTTTTTTGCCCGTTCTTACAATATCAATATGACATTGGCTGGTATGCTTTCCGATGCACAAGAATTGATTGCAATGGGTGAAATTGAAAAAGCAAATCAAGTTATGAATTCTGTAAAACATTATTTTTTTGAATATACAGATACACGCAACGAAGTTGTTGCTCAAAAACTTAATTAATTAACTGCCCCTACGGGGGCATCTTTTTTTTGGGGGAATCAAATGAAAGAGTTTATTCAAGGCGGTTTAATGGCAATAGTGATCGTAGCTACGGTATGTTTGACCCTATACCTACGCTGGGGTCATATTTAATGGCCAGACATTACGATGAATTGAAATGGGAAACTTCCCCATGCGACAATTGCCATTTGCGGTTTCGTTGTGAAGAACAGTTGATGGCTTGTCGTGTGTTTTTAGGGTTTATTGTGCGGGGCAAATTTAATCCCGATGCGCCCAGAAATCCAACATATGTGTTGTATAACGAAATCTTTAATAAAGACGATATAGCGTTGGGAAATTCATTGAAAGGGCCAAGTAATGTGGAATGTTAGGTTGGTGCATATGGTGGATGAAGAATATCCAGATCAACCATACATTGAAGCCAGGGAAGTCTATTATGATGCAATGGGCAAACCAATGGGGCATTGCCCAGCTTCAGTTGGCGGTGAAACCATAGATGAGTTGAAACAGTATATGCAATACATTACAGAAGCATTAACCAAACCAATTTTGAAATTTAAGGATTCAAAATGACAACATTTACCACCGAAGATCGCATTGAAGCTGAAAAAGATGATTTGATTAAGCAGTT